CGTAGTGATGGATCGCCGCATACCTGCGGTTGGTGCCGAACAGCAACTCCTCGCTGCTGGCCTGGTAGCGCAGCGTGTTCATGAGGTAGCCGTCGAGCACCAGGATCTTGTCCTGGTTCTTTTTCTTGCGCCGCTGGTACCGAGGAGACAACGCTTGCCAAGGCGTCCCGTCCGGCGCCGTCTGGCTGGCGAAGCGCCGGTCGTGGGCGAGCAACAGGTACTCGCCCATGTCGCGGAACATGGCCACCGGGTTGCCCATTGCCGCAGCCGCTTCGTTGATGACCGCCAGCGCGCCCGCGCTGTCGAACTCTAGAGTAACCCCAGCCATGGCTAGTCCTCGCGCCGGTATAGACGCACGCCTTGGCGCAGCAGCTCGATGACGTCGACGTGTTCCGGCTCGATGGTCCAGTTCCATGATTTACCGGCCAACTCGATCACCACCAGTTGGGTGAGCTGCTGGCCCAGGTTGAAGCGGCCAAGGTAGCGGCGCAGCACCTGCGACTTCTGCAGGGGTTCGGAGTACTCCAGGCGCGTCCAGATTTCGTCCGGCTGCAACAGCGTTTCTGCCAGTAGCGGCAGCAGCTCGCCCTGGTCCTGCACAGACGGCGCGCCCGAGGGTTGCTCGAACATACGCGGACCAACCGCAATACGCTCGCCCAATACATCGCTCACCAGCTCGGCGGCATCGAGCTGGGCGCCGAAGGCATCGAGCGCGCGGCGGGCGTACTCGGCATCGCTCATGCCGGCAGGCGGCAGGGTCTCGGGGTCGATCACGCGCGGTACCGGCAGCGCATCCGGCGCAAGGCGGTTGGGCAGGCCAGGCGCTACGGATGGGATCAGCTCCTCACCCAGGCGCGGTACCGGCACCTGGCTCTCCAGCCGTGACTGGCCGGGAATGTGCTCGAAGCCGGGGTCGACGCCCTGCGGCACCTGCACGGTACGCGGGCCCTGCGGGCTGCGCTGGCCGATGGTGCGTTGCTCGAAGACGATCGGCGGCGCGGTGTCCGGGCCAGTCTTGCCCAGGCGCACCAGGTCGTCTTCGCTGAGTGCTCGCACGCTGCACTGACAGCCCCAGGCGTTGACTGGAAAGTGGTACTGCCACCAGGGATCGTCCCAGCGCAGGATCATGCCATTCCAGGCTTCATGTTCCGGCCGCGGGTACTCCACCGCATCGCTGTGCAGGTACTGCCAGTAAGGCCGCTCCTCGCGCACAGCCATCAGCTGTTCATAGCGCCCGGCCATGTAGCTGCTGCGCATGTTGGTCTCGTAGATCACCCGCGAGCGCCAGTTGCGGCCGCCGTTGTAGCTCCAGCCATGCTTGGCCACGATGCGGTCGAAGTCCTTGCGGAAGTCCTCAAGCGTGGTGCCGCCTTCGATCGCACGTTGCACCGCCTGGTGGAAGTCGGCGACCAGCTCATCTCGATTGGCGCCGGCCACGGTGAAGGCGTAGTCGTGCTCGCGACCGTATACGTCTGTCCAGCCGTTGGTGGGCAGGTTCAGCTTGCGACGCAGGAACTCGTTCTGCTCCTGGAACGGCAACGACGTTGCACTAACGGCCACCGGCTGCCTCCTGGACGATATCCAGGCGGCCCTGCAGGGCGGCGGCGGCCAGCGCCTGAGCCATGGCCTCGGCGTACTGCTCGATGCTCATGTCCGGCAGCAGCTCGGCCAGGCCATCTCGGATCTGCTCCAGGCTCTCCGAACGCTCCACCAGTTGACGGATCTGCGCGATCCACTGGCCGGTGATCGGCTGCAGATCATCGTCCAGGTGCTCGGTGGCGGTCGTGGCTGGTCGCTGTGCGGTGGCCACCGCACGTCCTGCAGTCGGCTCGGGCAGCGCCGGCGCCGGTGTCGTGGACTGCACCTGCAGCACGTCCTCGCCTTCGGCCGGTTCGGGGATGGCCAACTTCTCCTGGGCCCACTGCCGGGGGATGTGGATACCGATCTCCACCAGTTTGGGCAGCGCGTCAGCGTAGCTCTTGAGATCCTCGGGCTCCTGGATGTCGAACACCAGACGCGGACAGCGCTGCCAGCTGCTGGCCAAGCCGTTGAGCACGGCGATCGGGTAGACCAGGTCGCGACTCAGCGTGGCGGCCAACTGGCGGGCATCGGCGTCACGCAGGTCCAGCCGGACTTCATTGTGCACATTGCCCAGGGCGTTGGTGTTGGTGCCTTCGCCAGTGCCGCTGGTGAGCGTACCGCCCAGGATGGCCTTGGACTGCGTGCGCTCGCACCAGTCGATCATCAGCTTGAAAGCCGCCGGGTCGCCTTCGGCAGCATTCAGGAAATCCAGCTCCATGCCGATCGGGATGATGCCGGCGGCGTTGTGGCCCAGGGCGGCCAAGGCACGCAGCAGGGTCAACTTTTCCTTCTCGGTGGCGCCGGAAGGGTATTTGCCCACCCGCATGGGGATGCCGTAGATCTCCAGGAACTCGGCCAGGTCGCCCACGCTGTAGTTCTTGAACAGGTACGGCCACACCAGCACGCGGAACAACGCGCTGCGCTCCAGGTAGCCGCTCTTGGCCTTGTGGATGTGGGTGATCCAGCCGAACGGCTGCAGTGGCTCGCCGCCTGCCGCACCACGCAGGCGGATCTCCTGACGCTGGCCTCGTACCAGTTGGAACCAGGTCTGCGGCCGGTAGTCGATGGCCTTCGGCAGCCAGTCGCCATCGATGCGATGCCAGCCGTCGAACTCCAGGCAGGCAAAGCCTTTGCCAATGGCGTCGGTGACATCGAAGAGCAAGGCCTCGAAGTCATCCAGGCCGGCCAGCAGGCTTTCCAGCGCCTCGGCGGCCTGTTTCTCCTTCGCCGTGGGGTTGTCCGGCGGCACGATCTGCCAGTCCAGCTGGGCCACCGCACGGCGTCGCTTGCCCATCTCGGCATGCACGTGGCCATCCTTCTCCTCGATGTCCTCGAACAGTTCGTACTGGGCAACGATATCGCCTTGCTCGGCACCGTCCAGGATCTGCGCCAGTTTGCTCGGAGTCAGGCCACGCGAGGGGTGGTTGCCTACCTCGTGGTGCAGGCTGGTGAGGTGGGCAGTCTGCGGCTCGCGAATTTCGGCCAGGCGGATCGGCTGGCCATCGGGGCCCAGGATGCGGGATGTGGTCACCATGCTGATGGCTCCGGTAGTTCGATGTCGGTGTCTTCGTCGTGGACGTTGTCGAAACCGCGACTGTGGCGCGGCAAAGCGGTGAATTCGATCACGCCGCCTTCCATGAAGCTGGCACGCACGGCCATCGCCAGAGAGATCGCCGAGTCGCCGTGGCGCTTGGCCTTGCCGCTGGCGCTCTCCAAGTCCCTGGTGCGACCCTTGTCGATCACCGGCACGCCTTTCTCGACCTTGATCGAGAGCAGGTCGTCGAGCGTGTTCTGATGCCGCGGGATCTGGATGTTGAAGGACTCGAACTCGCCCTTGAGCTTGGGCATCCACTCGGCGTACCAGGCCAGCGACAGCTGCACCTGTTCGACCAGGGTGGTGCCGTACTTCAGCGCGGCCTGCTCAGCCAGGTAACCGCCGTTGCCGGTGGCGTCGAACGCCAGGCCGGTCAGGCGCGGCAGGCGATCACAGATGAAGAACATCACGTCGCGCTGCGCCTCGTAGGTGAGGTTGCGCAGCTCGACCTGGAACGGCACCCGCTTGCGCAACAGTGGGTCGATCTGCAGGGGCGTGAATACGGTGAGGTCGCCACGGCGGGCAAAGTCCTCGCCGAAGGTGTGGCGGTTCTTGTCGCTCAGGCGAGCCAGCTCGGGCTGCAGGTTCTCCTCGCACCAGGCGAGGACCTCGGCCGAGCGCATCTCGGGCGTCCAGCTCTCGAAGCCCTCCGGCGCCTCGTAGCGATAAATGCGGATCGAGCGATCAGCAACCATCGCCTGCTCGATCAGCACGCGGGTCAGGTAGGCGCCGCCGCTCTTCTTCGGCACGCAACCGTACTCTTCCTCTGCCGACTCGATGTTGGGGGCGTTCTTGTACAGGCCATCGCGCCAGGCCTTCTCGGCCTCGGGCGACCAGGCCTGGCCGGTGACGTAGCAGATGCGCTTGTACAAGCCCTCGGCGATGGCATCGTCCAGGGTGATGCGGTGGATCGAGTAATCCTTGCGGCCTTCGCGGGCGTCCTGGATGTAGCTGTTGAAGGCGTTATCCACGCCGTTGTGGGTGCTGATCAGGCGCACCTTGTTGCCCCACATGGTCAGCGCCAGGGCGGCCTTGAGCAGCTCTTCCAGGGATTCATGGAACGCCGCCTCGTCGATCACCACATCGCCCTGCAGGCCGCGCAGGTTGCTCGGCCGGCTGGAGAGTGCCTGGATTTTCCGCCCCGACTTGGGGAAGCGGATCATGTAGGTGAGGATCTCTTCCTTCTTGCCGTCATCCCAGAAGGTCTGTTCGTAGACGTCCGCCTCGGCCAGCTCGTTGAAGGCGCGTGCGAATAGCGCGCAGGCGGCGATGTACTCCAGCGCCATCTCCTGTTTGCTGCCCACGTAGAAGGTGTTGCAGCCGTCCCGGCTGCGTGGCTTGGCGGCATTGATCACGTTGCGTCCGGCCTCGGCCCAGGTCAGGCCGGTGCGGCGACTCTTCTCGGCGATCATGATCTTCGCCTGGTCCTCGAACCAGCGCTGCTGGTACGGCAGGAACACTGCGTCATTGCCGGGCACGGCCTGGGCAATGTCCTGCGGCACCTCGACGCCGTGCAGCGCCATCTCCTCGGCCAGGTCGATTTTGCGCGGGGTGCCGGTTGCTTTCAGCGCACTACTCATGGTCGGCGCTCTTAGGTTGTTCAGCCTGCGGCTCGATGGCAGTGCAGCGGTACACGGTCTTGCCGACATAGAACGAGCCGAGGCGCTCGCACTCCGTAGCAACCGTCAAATGAGCGTGTCGCCAGCCCAGCAGCCAGCCGATCCAGAGCAGGCCGATTATCGCCAGAATCTTCATCAGGCTTTCCCCAGCAGGATGCGACGGATGCGATCTTCGAGCTGCTCGCTCATGCCATCGCTGCCGCGCATCTCCTCAAGGCGTTGCTCCTGCTCGGCGATCAGCGCCTCGCGGGCCTCGCGCTCGATGGCCTTGCGTTCCTCGCGGCTGACCTTGCGGGCGGCCAGCACATCCTTCGCCGCGCGGGCCAGCTTGCGCACGTCGTCGACGGTGGTCTCCTCGTCGATCTGCGCGCCGAGGGCGGCGTGGGTGGTCAGGGTGGTGATGGACTGCACCATCAGCGCACCGGCCTTGTCGTCCGGGTTCTCGCCCAGCTCCTCAACCAGCAGGCTGGCCATCGCCTGCTGCTCGCGCAGGCGGCGGCTCATCTCGTCGAAGCTGACCTTGTAGCGGCCGACCGCCGAGCGGCTGGGCTTCTGCTCGCGGGGGAACTGCTCGTGCAGGTCCTCGATCAGCTCGTCCAGGGTGAGGCGGTTCTCGCGTAGGCGCCGCTCGATATGCGAGCGAACCTGTGGCTCCAGCTTGTCGATGCTCGACTTGCGGCCCATGTCAGGCCCCCGGACGCTTGACGCCGTCCACGCGGGCCCGGCCGGCGGCGACGTCGGCGCCGCGCTCGGTCAGGGTCACCAGCAGGACGGAGCCATCGCCGATTGAATCAATGCTGACCAGGGCTTGCTCCTCCAACCAGCGCAGTTCGGTCTTCACCTGGTCGCGGCTGGGTTCATGGCCCCAGTGCTGCAGCACGGTGTGCATCACCGAACTGTTGGCGCGATAGCTGGGCAGCTCGGCCAGGCTTCGCAGGATCACCAAGCGCATGTCGGCCCGCAGAAAGTTTGAATAAGGGGTGCTCATTGCGGCCTCACTTGTGTTTCAGCAGGTAATCGTTGATGCGGTCGAGACTGCGGGCGATGGGCTGCACGCTCTCGGCAATGCCATCCATGCGGGCGTCGATGCGCGCCAGCTTGGCCGCCACCTCATGCAACTGGTCAGTGCTGGGCACCTGCCGCATCTCCGCCTCCAGAGTGGTCAGCCGGGTGCGCAGCTCCAGCATTTCCTTGGCGCTGGCCGACTGCCGCCCGATGATCCAGGCGTAGATGCCGATGGCCGTGGTGACGATCCAGCGGGTGGCCTCGAAGCCGAAATTCATGTCTTCCAGGTTCACTGGAGCTGCTCCTGTTCCAGGTAATTCACCAGTTCGGTCAGGCGCCCCGCGCATAGGCCGTACAGGTCATACATTTCCTTGAGAGCCACGGCCACGGCGTCCGCGCTGTTGTTCATTGCTTCAGTCGGCGGCGGGCAACTCACGGCCAATGCCGCCGGCAGCGGCCTGGGCTGCACGATGGCGGGCGGCATCGAGCTGCTGCATGACGCCAGCGTCAAACACACAGTCAACGCGCTGAGGCGCAGTGGTAGCGAGCGCATCGCGGATCTCCTTGGTGGTTCTGGCGTCCGTCTGCTGACGGGCGCTGATGGTCTTGCTCAGTTTCTGACTGGCGGTGTTGGCGGCAGCGGTCAGGTTCTTGGTGCTATCGATCACCTGCCGTAGGGCGCCCAGCTGGTCCTTCTGACACTGCTTCGCGGCGGCGGCCTGACCCTCGGCATGGCCCAAGTCGTAGCCGGTGCTGGAGCCCAGCAACCAAGCCACGATCAGAGCGATGCAGAGCGCAACCAAGGCGCAGGCGGCAATGACGATGCGGTTGATCAGGTTGATCATCTACGCCGCCCCTTGACCTTGAACTTGCGCGGTGAGCGCTTGGCCAGAGGTTCGCGGGGTGCCGGCGATGCGTACAGCTCCGCGGCAGCGAGCCAATTGCGGGAGCAGGCGGCAGGCGCGCTGGTCGTCAGCGTGGCCAGCAGGAACAT